CTCGCTAAGCGCCTGATACGGTTGATTTACTGGAAGTTTATTAGCATCAGTAAATTTCATTCCTATACTCTCGAAGAAGTCACGCATAGTTAAGGCGTTCAAATCAGGTCTATTGATTGATACACCCACAACTTTATCATCTCCGTAAACATAGTCAGTTACTTGTTTATTAAAGAGGCCCACACTAGCAGTGTCTCCGGTGCATCTTCTGTACCACATGGCTGTGTAGAAACGATTGATTAAGCTATTATAAAAAGCGGTTAGGAAAGACCCTGATGGCATTGAGTGAGTCATCACGTACATTTTCCCTTTAACTAGCACGATTGAATTCTTTAAGTTTGACAATATGCAATGCAACATTTCCTTATGTTCTCCTGTATACTTGCTAATTATGACTTCGTTCAATTGATTTTGGACTGATGGTAGCATAGCCCCATCCCATTTTCCTATGTCTCCAGCAAAGATATTTCCCATTGATAGTTGTTTTGTCATCAAAGGCCAAGAAGTTATTGGATTGCAACCAATCATTATTTGATTTTGATTCCTGTGGATTAAAGTTTTCTGGACTAGGTCAGCGGTAAGAATTTTAGTCCAAACCTGTTGATGAATTGTGGAAACTCGAAAAGATCGAGGCTCTCCTTCTTTTTCTTCGTTTCTTAATTCATCTTTCAGCGTTTCGAACCATACAAGCTTTGACCACTGTGTTGGTGACTCGTCCAGAACTGCTTTCTCTAGGTCTAATAACTCCTGCTTAAAGAAATCTAAGTATTTACCGTTTTCAAAGTCAATGTAGTCAGTTTTCTCAGGTAAACATCCAAATCCGTTAGACGATTTCTTATTTAACCCTGCTATACCTGGATAACCATTTATAACTTGTTGTTCCGTTATATCAGTAAAATCGGGTAACATAGCTTCTAAAACTGCTTTTCCAAACGCTAATTCCTCATCTGGAGGATCTATCACTCTCTGGGTGGACTTCTTAAAAACTGTTTCGACAGTTTGATTGCCATATTTCTTTAGATCCGCTGGAAACCTACTCACTGGGTATATCCCATGCAAAGGACTCGGCTGCAGGGAGGAGTGTTCAGGAACAGCCGCAAAGCCTATTGATTCTACCCTTGCACAAGACGCTTGCGTCTCTTGCTTGGTATGAACTACAATGTTATTATGATTACGCTTTAACCTATCTAATTTCTCTCTAATAGACTCACCCCATA